GTAACTCAGCTAGTGGGGCATCTACTTCAGCTACCAACTCAGGCAACTCCGCTACTGCTTCTGCTGCAAGCGCAAGCACAGCTACTACTAAAGCCTCAAACGCCTCTACAAGCGCGTCTAACGCATCTACCAGCGCCACTACTGCTGCTAGTAAAGTAGTACTCGCCACTGCTCAGGTAGCACTAGCTACAACACAAGCAACTAATGCTGGTAATTCAGCAACAAGTGCTGCTAATTCTGTATCTGCTGTAGCCACAAGTGCTACTAATGCATCCAATTCTGCGACTGCTTCCGCTAACTCAGCTACTGCTGGCGCTAACTCTGCTACGGCCTCTGCTAATTCAGCTACTGCTGCTGCTAACAGTGCAGCGTCTATAGGTGCTAACCCTAGCTTTACCTCAGTTACAGTTACAGGAACTACCGCTGTCAAGATGTCAGCAGGTACTACAGCTCAACGTCCATCAGGCGTAGCTGGTCAGTTTAGATATAACACTACTGAAGGAAAGTTTGAAGGATACTCTACAGCATGGGGTGAGATAGGGGGTGGTGCTGCTGACCTACTGCTCAACAGCTTTACTGGTGACGGCAGTGACGTAACTTTCTCGCTATCAGGCGCAGCCATTGAAAACAACACACTAGTTTATGTGGATGGCGTGTACCAGAACAAGTCCACTTATGCTGTATCCAATGCAACTCCGGCAGTGGTTACTTTTTCAGAAGCCCCAGCCAACGGGTCAGCTATTGAAATTATGGTCGCTGCAATTGCAGTAACTGAGATAGGCACACCAGCAGACAACACAGTGTCAACGGCTAAGATCGTCAACAACGCTGTTACCACAGCCAAGATTCTAGATGCCAATGTCACCACAGCAAAGATAGCTGACGGAGCAATCACGTCTGCCAAGTTGGGCGCAGGTGTAGGTGGAGCATTCAATGACTTTGCTATTAAGACATCTGCGTACACAGCAGTCACCCGCGACCAGCTCATAGTCAACTCAAGCAGCTCAATGACAATTACTCTTCCTGCTAGTCCATCAGCAGGCAACGTAGTCTTCATCAAGAACGCTGGTACAGGCGCTGTAACCGTGGGCCGTAACGGCTCTAAGATTAATAGCACAACAGACGATGGTTCATTGGCGGCAGACGCTGGTGCGACCTTGGTATTTGTTGATGCAACGATTGGATGGAAGGAACTATAAATGGCTATTACATTAGGTGGAGGCGGTAGTGCCTCACAAGTAAATGAGACAATAGATATAAACTCAGCAGAGAACCTGATTACTCTAGATGATGGTCGTGTGTATCTAAAGGGCGGTGTAACTGAGACAGACACAACTACGTATCCTGATGCTACAGCAAACTTTGCATACACAGGTACAACTTTTAGCACAGCAGGTCAGGCAAGTTTTGAATCAGACATCGCATGGGACGGAACCTATCTTTATGTGTTGGAGAGAGGCTCCAGTGGCGCAGTTTATAAATATAGCGCCAGCGGTGTATACCAGAATGTTAGTTGGTCTGTGGCTTCTCAAGATAATGACATGCAAGGGATGGTTTGTGTGGGGTCAGATTTTTATCTCTGTGGTTCTCAGAATCATAAAGTTTATAAATTTAATTCATCTGGCGTTTTCCAGAGTGACTGGTCTGTAACAAACCCACGCCATTTTGCACGAGCACTTGCATACGATGGGACATACCTGTGGGTGTTATCTAATTATAACCAAACGGTCGATAAATACTCACTAGATGGCGTGTACCAGAACGAAGGTTTTTCTGTGGCCGCTGCAGGTAACAACCTTCATGGATTGGCATGGGATGGTACAACTTTTTGGCTCGCTGAACGACAAACTGACAAGCTATTTCAGTACACAGCCTCTGGAGTACTTACAGGTTTTAGCTTCAGTCTAGCCTCTCAAGGCACAAGTCCTTACGGCGTAACGTGGGATGGCTCCGCTCTATGGACAGTAGATGACTCAAGCAGTGCAGCATTCAAATACCAAACCCAAATTGGTGTGACTACTAACGGTTCAGCTAGTCAAATAGCTAATGGCCGCCAAAACTACGTGAGGATTAAATAATGGCTTTAGTAATTCAAGCAGACCATGTCTCGCCAACTTCAGCAGCAATCTTCTGGCGCAATGATGAACTCGCTCGGACAGACATAGCCGCCACAGTCTCTGACTACCCAAACGCAGCAGCCATCCTAGTTTACCGCGAGGCACTTAGGCAATGGCCTTCGACTGAAGACTTCCCAGATACAAGACCAGAGGTGAGCTAATGGCTTTAACAAAAGTAAAAGCAGGTGTAATTGCTTCTGACCCTATAGCCGTAGGTATTACCACAGTAGCCACAGCGTCATCATTAACAGCCACAGTTAACACGCATGTCTACGTCAGCGCAGCAGGTCAGACTATAACTCTTCCTGCTTCACCTACTGCTGGTCAGCGAGTACTGATAACCGTAGGTAACTTTGTCAACACAATTGTAGGTCGCAACGGCAGCAACATTATGTCTAGCGGCACTGATATGACACTGGACAAAGAGTACCTTTCAATTCAATTTATATTTGCAGACGCTACACGCGGATGGGTAATGGCATGAGTAATTTTACAGATTTTATAAGTAGTGGTGGTGGAGCTACGCTTGAAACAGTTGTACTAACTAAATCGCAAACGTGGACACCTCCAGTAAACGGCACAGGTGTTATCCATGTAATTGGTGGAGGCGCAAGCGGTAATTCAAATGGTGGTAATAATGGTGGAGGCGCTGGTGGTTATTCGCGCAAAGCTGTTACTTTTGCAACAGGCACTAATTGGACAATTACTGTTGGCGCTGGTGGCGGCGGTGGAACGAATCAAAATTATGCCGCTGCTGGAAGCTCAACAGCAGCAGACGGCTCTTCTAGCCTCACAGCTAATGGTGGAACAGCAGGCGTTACAGGCGGTACTGCAAGTGGTGGCGATGTTAATTTCCGTGGCGGCGGTGGTGGTTCAATTAGCTCAGGCTCTGTATATGGCGGTGGAGGAGCAGTTGGAGTGTTTGCTGAAGGGCTATACGGCATAAACTACTCTGGCGGCCAAACCACTGACGCAAGTGGCGGGGCTGAGTCGTTTGTTGTGCTGGGTTTAGGTCAGTTAATAGGCGGCACAGGTGGTGCAAGTGGCGTTAACGGTGAAAAAGGAGGTTTTTTGTGTGGCGGCGGGACTGGTTACAGTACGGATAACAACACTCTTGCTACTGGAGGTAAAGGTGGGATTGGCGGTGGTGGTGGCGGAGCTTATCACTCAAACACTGGTCTGCGAACTAGCGGTGATGGCGGTGATGGCATCGTAATTGTTCAATACTTAACAGTATCATAAGGAGAAAAGAATGAAGTACAACATTAAAGATGCTGAAGGCAACATTATCAATACTATTAAAGCTAACGCTGCATTTGTGGAAGCTAACTTTGAGCATTATGAACTGTGGTCAGCACCAGAACCTACAGCAGCAGAAGCTGCCCGTATGTGGCGTGATATGGAACTGTCATCTTCAGACTACATCGTACCATTGTCAGACCACCCGCAACGTGCAGCTTACATATCGTATAGAGAATCACTGAGGTCGTGGCCCTCCACAGATTCGTTTCCAGACACAAGACCTGAGGTGAACTGATGTCGATTACTAAAGTATCCTCAAGCGTTCTTGACAACACTGGTATCCCTACAGCAACGGTAGGCAGCAATGCAAACGCTACACCTAACACACATCATTTCGTCAGTGCATCAGGTGTGACGCTAACTCTCCCTACGCCTACTGTGGGCATGAAGGTCTACGTAACTGTAGGTAACTTTGTGAACACAATCATTGGGCGCAATAGCAGCACCATCGTAGGCTCTGCATCAGACCTAACAATTAACGTAGCTAATATGTCTGTCGGGCTTATTGGAACTTCAACTTCTTCTTGGGTGTTTATCTAATGAGTAATTTAACAGACCTAATCTCAGCAGGCGGTGGTGGTTCTCTGCCAGTAAACATAGTATTAACTAAATCACAGACATGGGTTCCACCTGTTGACGGGAACATCTGTATTCACGTTGTTGGAGGTGGTAGCGGTGGTCGTGGTACAGCAAACTATAGCACATCTTCAGGCGCTGCTGGAGGATATTGCAAAAAGAACAGTTTAGCTGTTACAACTTCTGGTTCTTTTACTGTGGTTGTTGGAGCAGCAGGATTAGCTACTACTGGTGATTCAAGCCCGTCAGGTGCTGGAGGGGCTAGTACAGTGGCAGGGACAGGGTTGTCTAGCACTTTAACTGCTAATGGTGGAGCAGCAGTATCTAGTAGTAGTTCACGAGCAGCGGGTGGTTCAGCTTCAAACGGCGATGTAAATAGGACTGGTGGCGCAGGTGGGCAGTTTGGTGGAGGGGCTGTTGGTATTTACGGGACAGGCGAACAGTCGGAAACTGGAACTCAAGTTAGAAATGCAGGCTCCGTTGACTCTATAGGGCCAGAAAGTTTAATGGGGTACGGTGTTATTTGTGGTGGCGCAGGAGGTATTTTTGTCCTTCAACAAAGTAACAATCCATACGACCCAGCGCCAGGAAACGGTCAAAATGGTGGATTTTTGTCAGGCGGGGGTGCTATTAGATCAGAAAGCTCTGGCGCAGCTAGAGCGATATTTGGCGGTGAAGCTGGAGTTGGGGGCGGCGGCGGAGGTGCTATGAACACTCAAAGTAATGCTTATTCACGAGGTGGTCGCGGCGGTGACGGCATTGTAATCATTCAATACTTACCAGCATAAGGAAATAAAAATGAGATATATAATTAAAGATGCTGATGGTACTGTTACCAATCACATTAAAGCAGACGCTGAGTTTGTTGAAGCTAACTTTGAGCATTATGAGCTTTGGGTAGAGCCTGCAGCACCAGAACCTACAGCAGAAGAAGAAGCTCGCATGTGGCGTGATGGCGAACTGTCGTCTACAGACACAGCTTCACAAACGCCTGACTGGCCGAATCGTGACAACATCCTGACCTACCGGACTGCATTGCGTCAATGGCCGTCTACCTCAGACTTCCCTGACATACCTCCCGAACTAGGAAGCTAATATGATTGTAGAAATCTCAGCAGTAGTTGGTGTACTCAAGACTCTGAACGCAGGCATAAAGACTGTGAAGGAGTCTGGGTCAAACTTGTCAGACCTTGCTGGTATTTTTACAAGTCTTACGGAAAGCAAGGTAGCCGTAGAAACGATTGAGGAGGCTTCTAAGCAGGGTGATCATGTACTGACACAGGAGGAAGCCTTAGAGCTTGCATGGGCTAAGAACGCCATTAGAGAGCGTGAGAAGGAACTAAAGAAGATAACCCCTAGAGAAGTGTGGCGTGACATGTTACACATACAACATAAGTCTCTAATGGAACACAAGCACAAGCTAGAGAAACAACGACTAGCTAAACTACGCAAGCAAACTAAAGCAACAGAAGCAGTCAAAACAATCTTAGGTACATCTTTACTAATTGTTGTAGGAATTGCATTGTATTTTTTAATTACTGGAGGTCAGTAAA